TTGACAGGCTGTGCTTTCTGTTCCTTCAAAGGGAATACCCCTTGCCAGCCATTCATGATGGACTGGTTGATGATTTCAACCTGTTCTTTAATGGAAGTTGTCATATCATTCAGCTTCTTAATCAGAAGGTCAACAGCATGGTCTGTCATAGGCTTTTTGATGCTCTTTCGGAAGTCGATAAAGGACAAGATTGCCTTTTGCAATTCTGGAACATAATCAGTAAAAAGACTGTAGTTATACTTTCCAAGAAGTGAAGCAACCATCAGCATGGTTTCTTCAGATTCTCTTTCTTTCTTGCGTTCTTCTTTATGTTCTTTTATCTTTTTCTTATCTTTTTCTTTATCTTCTTCTTTATCTTTATCTGAAACAGCGACATCAGCCGACGGTGTAGCTTTATAGTCTGCCGATGTGTCAGACGATTCTGCAACCAATGCTTTCTGTGCAGCCCTTCTTTCAGCTTGATAGATCCTGTCACGCTGCTTTTTCTTTTCGTAAGCATCAAGGGATTGATGTTTATTCCAGTTCGGAATAGTAATCACACCATCAATGATTTCTACCATTCCAAACTGCACAAATGTCTGAAGGGCAAGCTGAACAGTAGATTCCTTCATGCGGAAGATGGTGGCAAGCATCTTGTCCGTATAGGCCACACGGTTATTCATCATGAAGACACCGCTGTTGTTCATTTTCCCAGCCAGGCAAAGCAGCTTAAACCAAACAGTGATGATTGCATAAGCATCAGGAAGGCTTTCTATCAGTAGGATCTTTTCATCGTCAAAGATGTCGGTTGTGATCTTGATCCACTTTACATCAGCCATCCATATCACCTTCTTCCGTGTTTTCTTGCCGGAACCATGAGATTTCCACATGGCCGCAGTTTTTGCAGCGCAGGATCTCCACCGTCACATTCCGGTATTTCTCGATCATTTCATACTGGCAAGGATCCAGAGGAACCCCAAAAACCGTGATATCAACTTTTCCGCCGCTAAAGCCGCACTTCTTCAACTTACATCACCCCTGGCATATTCACGGAAGATCTGTTCGTTTTCCTGCCGCATAGCTTCCACCTTTTCACATGCGGCCAGATCGGGCCGGTGCTGCTGGATCTTCTGTCTGCTTCTCCGTACAGTTTCAAATCCGGGGAATGGAAGAACATTCATAGAAGCCAGGAAATTCGGCACAGAAAGGCTTTGCAGGTTGATCCCACAATCTTCTGCTACACGCTCCAAAACCTTCAGGTAAAGCAAACTATCACTGTTTCTGGACTGTTTATCTTCTTCCAGGATCTCTTTCACAAGGTTGGTGGTAGTGGTCAAATTAGTCATTTTTTCACGCCCTTCCTGTGGAGCCAATGCCCCCACGATTTTCATTGCCAAGATGATCAACTTCCTTCAGGATGAATAAAGGCTGGTGTTCAATGATACGGAATTGGCAGATCCGATCATTCTTTCTGATGATGGTGTCCCTGGTTGCGTAGGCCAGGAAGTTCCATTCATCACCATCGCCCTTGTAGGATTCATCCACGATACCAATGCTATTGGCCATCAGAACGCCATATTTGCGATATGCGCTGCTTCTTGGTGCAACCAAGGCTTCATATCCCTGCGGCAGTTCCATGGCCACACCAAGCGGAATTTGCTTGTACCTGCCGCCATCAATGAAGGTATCTTCCGCACACCGAAGATCAATCCAATCGCCCACATTGATTTTTTCGATTTTCTGAATATCACGAAGATATTTGATCTTGATTTCAAGCATTTGCTTTTCCTTTCACTTGAATTTCATCTGTTCTGTCGGTTTATCCTTGATATCGATCACCCTGGTGTCACCGAACTTTTCAAGGCACATGGCCAGGTGTTCTTTGACCGCCTGGGCCTGGATGACCGGCACATTGACTTCAATTGTCACAATCAGCATTGTCCTGTCCTTTCAAATCAAAGCCAGCTCCCCATTCCCTGTAAAGGTGGATCCAGTCTTCCAGTTCCATTGTCACCAGGATTTCAGCATGGTTCTTTTTGTGGAAGACTGCCGGAAGCCTTCCTGTTCCGGCAGCATCCCTTTTTGCCTGTGCTATCCATTCATACAGCTGCATACGCTCCTGGTGCTTTGCTTCGATATGTATTCCGGGAAGGCCAACCACATCAGAAGCATCACCGGTGTTTCCGCAGTATTGGGCGGTTCTCCTGGCTTCATAGCCGTATTCACGGAACCGGGAAGCAAGCAGCCGTTCAAATCTTGCGCCTTTCTGTTTGCTGTTTACCGCCATTCGATTTCACACCTTTCAGAAGGGAAGGTCATTATCATCGGCTTCAGGGATTTCTTCAAAGTTATCGCCGGCAGCAGTATCTGCAACAGGCGCATTGTTGGAACCGCCGCCTGAAGACTGTTTGCTTTCGCAGAATTCATGGTGATCCACAACAATTTCTGTCACATAGACTTTCCGGCCATCCTTATCATCATAGGTTCTGGTCTGAATACGGCCTTCAACAGCAATCTTCATGCCTTTGTGAAGGTATTTCTGGCAGAACTCGCCGCTTTTGCCCCAAGCAATGCAGTTGATGAAGTCCGCTTCCGGCTGGCCGTCAGACTTGAAAGCCCTGTCCACCGCCAAGCGATAGGAAGCAACGCACTTGCCGGACTGCGTGTGCCGGATGTCTGGATCAGCCGTCAAGCGGCCAATCAAAACAACCTTATTCATTTTGTTCACCCCCAAAAAGCGCAGTCTGTGCATCAGCTGGTTCTGTGACTTCATGCATATCAGAAGGCTGTTCCATCACAATAACATCTGGATCATTATCAACATAATCTTTGGTTCCATCGTCATTGATGATAGCCATATCAGAATCAATGGCAGTAACCATTTCGATGGACATGATGCCCCACTTGCTGATCAACTGGCGAAGCATGGTCTTGTATGCCATTCCATCAAAATCCTTGCTCCAGAATGTCCAGGAAGTACCCTTGCGCTTATCCGCAGCATATCCCTGGGAATATTTCAACGCATGTGCTTCCATCTTCGCCTTGCTCCAATAGATAGCCTTTCTGAAGCCGTTGATATATTCAAACATGGCATAATAGCCGATGGTTTCAGCTTTTTCACGCCGTTCTTCGTCTTCAATCAATTTGACATTGATTTCTTCATTCAGCGGATCAAACTTGATCAATTCGCCCTGCTTGATCGCAAGGACATTCAATTTCTTGTACTGGCCGGATCTGATAGCCAGCTGAATATATCCCTTGTAGCCAAGCTGGAACTGCGCAACTTTTCCTTTTTTTGCATCGTTGAATGGAACCATGTAATACTGGCCAAGCTGGGGAGAAGGTGACAGATTCAAAGATTCGCCCAGCAGGGCAGCAGACAGAATGGACTGATTGGAACACTCCTGAAGCATCGGATTGTTGTTGACTGCACTAACCACAGAAGAAATGAATCTGGTGCCATTCTTTCCGCCAACAACGCTGTTGATCTGATTCTTGACCGCATCCTGTGTCAAATAAGCTGTCATGCCAAGTCTGGATTTAGACTTGGCCAAAGAATTGTTTACTGCCATTTTGTTCATCCTTTCTTAAATAGCTTTATATTTGATGCCCTGTGCTTTCAGCCACTGGCCAAGGGCTTTTGCTTCATTTACAGACAGAAACGCCTGGAAGCCGATCCACTGGCGGGAAGGTTCTTCCGCACGATCAGTGCAACAAGGTGCGCATTGAATTTCTTCAGGAGCATTCTTGGTTTCCGCTTCCATCCGTTTAGCCTGTTCCGCTTCCCATGCCGCCTTCTTTTCAGCCTGTTCCTGAAGCCTGTGGGCTTCGCTGACGGCTCTTGCAAGGTCAAGCGTATCAACATAGCACTCCCTCGCTTCAAAGGCGTAAGACGGCAAAGAATCAATCACAGCAAGATCTTTTGCAATCTGTTCAATCTTGCCGTCAATGGCTTCCTGAATGGATTTCATGCTGACAGAAGCGTTCAGCCATTTTTCATCAAAGAACTGCTTGAACGAAAGTCCATCGAAGTTGCCGGGAAATGTTTTGCTGTTAAAGAAATCTTGAATCTGCTGAAGCTTTTCGGCTTTTTTCTGGTCTTCAAATTCCTTCACCTGCCTGTCGATGACTGCGCAGGGCTTGTCAATGATGCCGATGATTTCCTGGATCTGCGCCTTGAATCGATTGAATGGCTGCATGTACTCCTTTTCTTGCTTCAGCCGTTCATCATTTAGGGCCTTCTTTAGCCGGTTCAGGTTTGCCCGATCTGCCTTGGCTTCCTTGATTTGATCTTCCGTATAGACCATAGTTTCATAGACGGACACCTTCTGAAGCAGTTCAGTCTTCAGTTCTTCATAGTTGAAGGTAATAGGTGCCGGTAGCTTGATTTCATTTACTTTCAGTTCCATTTTTATTTCTCCTTTATCAAATGTCCGGCAGCATCAATCCGGGCCGCCGCCTTTCCCGGACACACTGCCAAAATGCTTTTTCTGAATTTTCCAAAAATTTAATGTCTTCTTCGACTTCGGCCCTTTCTATCTTGTAATGCTTCACCTGGCACATGATGTCACCGCTGAAGTCGAACTTCAGTTGCGCCTTCAAGATTGCAAAGTCAAAGCCTGTTACCATCAGATAATGAAGCACCTGGATAAAGTAATTGTCTGGGATCCTGTGGTTCCACTTCTCTTTCTGCATGCTCTGAAGGATGTTGGTGGTCTTGATTTCAAGCACACCCATCCGGCCATCCTGGTCAGTCAGCCATCCATCAAGGCTGGCATGGGCAAATTGGAATTGATCATTCAGCCAGAGATTGTTTTCTTTGTAGTGGACTTCATATTCGGGGAAATCCAGCTTGAACAGCTCACGCAACAAAGGTTCTGCTTCATGACCGTATTTCACATATGACTTTTCAGAAATGTCTTCCGGAACCAGCTGACCTATCTTTTCCTGCCACAGTTCAATGTTCGTTTTGTAAGGATTCATTCCAAGAACAGCGGCTGCATCAGAACCACCGATGAAGTTTTTCCTGGCTTCAAGCCAGTCTTCATGCGATGACAGGATCTTCATTTCAATCATAGAAATTATCAACTTCCTTTCTGAAGAAGCTGTCCAGGCAATCCGGGCAGATGATTTCATCGTTGATCAGATAATAATGATCCGCCGTGATCGGCGCTGCACAGTAGTCACATTCCGGCAACTGATCCATCAGCCGGCATTGCTCTGCATCGTACTTATCCCATTGGTCAAGGGCATCCGGTATTTGTTCTAACATGGTGCCACCACCAATATGAAGAAAATGAAGCAGAACAGCGACAGCATCCCAAAGGTGCAAACAAGAATGTCTTTGATCGTTTCAACGGTTTCACTGCGCTTTCTGGATCGCTTTGCAGAAATCTTTTGCTGCATTTTACAAAACCACCTTTCTTTTTAGTTTCAAGTGACAGCTTGTCCATCACATATCTGGCAACCAGATCAGCTGCCAAACAAGCAAGTCAAGCTTTCTTTGCAGACATTTCCTTTGCATACAGATCCCGCAGAAGACTTGCAGCGGCTTTTTCGATGGCCTTCATCCGCCTTGCTCGTTCATCTTCCGCAAGAATTGGTTGATGCACTCTGACGGTCATATTGGGGAATTCAAACACCTTGACTTCCTTGTATGTATCTTCTTGTTTCATCAGATGCACATCCCTTCTTATGGTCTTTTAGCCTATGCGTTCATGGCTTGGACTAATGTCTGCTTCCGTTTCTGCCATCAGGACTGAATTCTCTTGCCATTGTGTCAATTTCATCTCCTTTCATGTTTGGAAATCCAAACTTATGGTGTAAAAAAATAAACATGAACCTCTACAACTGGGATATGCAAAAGGATGCACCCTTTTTCGATTTCTTGTCTTGTCCAGTCGCTTTTCCCATTAAGTTTCAAACTTAAAGTGGAACGATCCATATCCATTGCAGCAGCGAAGTTGTCTTGGCTCCCAAACTTTTCTTTAATTCTTCCTCGCAATTTTGCGTAACTTGCGCTCATTAAATAAACAACACCTTTCGTATAATATCGACCTGCCATCATCAGTGCCGGGCGGTCAGCCCCGGTAGACGGCCCTTTCAGGTCGTTTCGGCTCAATGAATATATCCGTTGTTCAGCAAAAAGGCCGTATCTTGATCCCAGCAAACCTGTTCGCCGTTATCTTCGTAACTCTTAAATTCGGTATACTGTTTCTGCATCCATTCAAGATTATCCCACTGAAACACATTTTCAATAGCAAATCCTTTAGAATATTCAGTACAAGGTAAAAGCTGATGCCTTCCTGCAATACCTGTGCAATATCTAACTTTTGCACATTTCTTTCCGGATTTTGAAATATACAGCTTTTCAATAACGCCAACTCTAAACATCCAGCCGTTCCAGCCCTTTCTCATAGGGGCAAATTCAAAAGCGGGAATTTGAACCAACTGTCCAACATACGGATTCTTGACTATTTTCATGTTGCTTCCTTTCCGGGCGGTTTAGCCGCCCTTCGGCACGATTTGTTAGTCTACGATAAAATTAGGAAGGTTTTTGTACTGTTCCAAGTCTGGGGCTTTTGTAGTGGGACGGAAGGCGTTCCGACCTGTTTGCTCCAGTACCTGTTCCTTGCAGATCCGGCATGCTTCCTTGGCGCTATTTGCACTAACAAATATATGCTCCAAATATTCGTGGCGGTTTTTCTTGATCCAGTAAAATACCTGATAGTTTTTCATTTCAATTTCCTTTCTTATGGTGGGCCGATTGCCCGGCCCGGGTGGTTTTATTTATGCGATTTCAAACCAATCGCCGAACTTCGCCATGAAATGCTTTGCGCTGTGGTTTGTCTCTGCTGCTGCCCACTTCGTGGAGCGCTTTTCCATAATTGCTGTGTAGGTCTGAACTTTAATATCGCTCTCAACCTTTTCAATCTTACCGCTCTTTTCCATGATCTTGATGAGGTACATCGTTTCCTGATCGTGGATTGCATCAGCTTCAATGATTGCTTCGGCAATGGTCTTTGCGTTCAGGGTGCGATATTCGGAAGTCATTGGCTTGTAGAATGCACTGTAATCGATGTAAAGAATGTATTTCATTTCTGTTCTCCTTTCGTCCTGTGGGCCAGTGATGTTTGGATTTCCAAACCTTACACAATTATTATAGCGATATAATAATAAAAGTCAATACATATTTTTGATTTTTCCAAACTTTTTTTGTAAATAAGCAGATTTTTGTTGACTTTTCAAAACATAAAGCGCATACTTAAAAATGGAAAGGGAGTGATAATGATGGAAAATGAATTTAATCGAGTATCGTCAACCCCGAATCGTTTGCGTGAAGCAATGGATGTTAAAGGGAAAAAACAAATTGATCTCGTCCGTGCCACAGGCATTGATAAAGGTTCAATAAGCAGCTACTTATCAGGGCGATATGAACCAAAGCAAGAAGCAATTTATAAATTGGCCGTTGCGTTGGATGTGTCTGAAATGTGGCTGTGGGGATATGATGTTCCGATGGAGCGCACGAAGGCACAAAAAAACAACGATGCCATTTCAGACATCGTTGTAAGAATGCGACAAGATGAAGAATTTCTATCTGTTGTATGCGGATTGAATAATATTGACAAAGAAAAACTTAAACTTGTTTCTGATATGTTAAACGCTTTTCAGAAGTAGCTTCTGAATCAGATCCAAAAGGCTTGTGTCATTGCAATTCATTAGTAACTCGATGATTTCTTTTATATATTGTTCTTTTGTCACTTCTGTCACTCTCTTTCATCAATCATATTGCCAACCTTATTTCAGGTAATCGTAACACCTTTACAAAATTTCTGTCAATGCGGAAAATTGCATGAAATGCGATGAGTTTTTATTTTGTTGCATTCCTGCGACTGCGTGTGATAGTGTGGATTTTGAAGGGAGTTTTGCAATGTGAATATTGGAAGCAGAATAAAGAAACGAAGAACGCAGCTGAAGATGTCAGCTGATGAACTTGCCAGGAAGATCAGCAAGGATCGATCTACTATTTACAGATATGAAAACGGTGGAATTGACAAGGTTGCCATCGATATGCTTGAACCCCTTGCCAGTGCGCTTGAAACTACACCGACATATTTAATCGGAATGGATCAATCGGATCGTTACGCATCCACCCATGTTGTGAAGGATGGCTTTTCTGCCACCTACATATCAACCAATACTGCCCAGGTGAAAAACATGGAACGATGGGCGCAGGAAGTTGGTCATGTAGAATTCACGGAAGAAGAAAATGAAGAATTCATTAAATTCGCAAAATATCTTCTGTATCGGCGAACATTAGAACAATCATAAGGGAAAGTGCGATGGGGAACCTGGTGCCAACGAGATCCCCCACCGCACCCAGGATGATAGGCCATTCCTGACCCAATTAAAAAGTACCATGCCATGCAAAAGAAAACAATATTGGGTAGTCAATTATTTACATGGAAAATCAAGTATTCGACTTGTTTTGACAAAAAATGATAAGAGGAGAAGAATATGTTTGAAAAGTGCATTAGGTGTGAACATCTCGGTAAAGACTGCATCCCGAATCTCTTTGCGCTTCCATTGGACGATATCAACAAATGGGCTATCAAACTGAAGGAATACCGGAGAATCACAAATGCTGAACTTTCAGAGCGTTCCGGCGTTCCAAAAGGGACAATTGACATGCATTTCTCCAAAAAGAAGAAGCACTATCCCGATGTAAGCTATTCTACATTTGCACCAGTGTTTTGTGCTTTGATCGAAAGCAACGAATTGCATTGCCAAAAGGATAAGCTGGATGGACAAACAAAAGGCACTGATGAAGTTATCAAAGATAGCAAAGAAAGGATTGACTATCTAAAAAAGATTGCAGATGGAAGGCTGAAGGTAATCACTATATTAGGTTTTGCACTTGGAATAACCCTGCTTATAATTATTATTGCTTTACTTTATGATAAAGCAAATCCTGATCTTGGGTTCTTTTGGAAAAAACCCTAATCGAAAGGAAGATGAAATGTGTATTATCAACCGAAAATAGATTTTACGCCTGATGAAGTTATAGATTATTTGAGGAAATCAAGATCAGATGATCCAACCCTGACCGTGGAAGAAGTGCTTGCAAAACATGAAGCCATCCTGGATGAATGGTCTGAAAAGAATCTTGGCGGCATTGTGCCTGAAGAAAACAAATATCGTGAAGTTGTGTCCGGCGAAACGCTGAAGGAAAGACCGGAAATAAATAAGGTAATCAAGCGGATCGAATCGCCGAAAATTAAAGCCATTCAGATAGTGGAGCCGCAGCGTTTAACCCGTGGTGATCTTGAAGATATCGGGCGTATCATGAAGCTGCTAAAGCATACAAATACATTGGTGATCACACCAAACCGTATTTATAATCTGCATGATGATTATGATTGGGATGCCCTTGAAAGGGAATTGAAACGAGGAAATGAATTCCTTGAGTACACCAAGAAAATCCTGAACCGGGGAAGGCTGCTGTCAGTAAGCCAAGGAAACTATATCGGCAATACTCCGCCTTATGGGTATCGCAAGGAATTTGTGATGGAAGGCAAAAAGAAATGCCCGATTCTTGTGCCAAACAAAGACGAAGCAGAAGTTGTCCGCATGATGTTTGATCTGTATGTTAATGAAGATATGGGCTGCTGGAACATCTGCAAAAAGTTTGATGAAATGGGGATTAAACCGCCAAAAGGTGACCATTGGTCAGCAAACGCAATGACAAAGATGCTTGAAAACATTCATTACATTGGTAAGGTAAAGTGGAATCATAGAAAAACCATCACTATTGTGGAAGACGGTGAATTTGTCCAGACAAGACCTGTTGTAAAAATAGGCGAATATCTGATCTATGACGGTAAACATAAAGCCATTGTCAGTGAAGAATTATTCAATGCTGCACAAGCCAAGAAGGGCAAGAATGCACGATTGAAGCCTAACACAAAAATCAGAAATCCGCTTGCTGGTCTTTTATGGTGCAAATGCGGAAGGGCAATGTCGTTGCGCACATACAAGGCGCACAATGCACAGCCAAGGCTATTGTGTGACGGCCAGACATATTGCAAAACAGGATCCTGCACTTATGATGAAATGATAGTCAGAGTTGAAGAAATCCTGAAAAATTGCATATCTGATTTTGAAGTTCGCTTGAAAAGCGATGAAGGTGATTCTGCCAAGCTTCATGCAAGGCTTATAAAGAACCTTGAAAAAAAGAAAAAGGAATTGGAAGCGAAGGAACTGGCGCAGTGGGAAACACAATCACATCCAGATCCGGCGCAAAGAATGCCGCAGCATATCTTTCAACAATTGAATGAAAAGCTGCTGAAAGAAAAAGAAGAAGTGCAGCAGGCGCTATGCAAAGCTTACGAATCTATGCCTGAACCTGTTGATTATGAAGAAAAAATCAAAATGTTCCAGGATGCACTTGATGCATTGCAGAATCCAGATGCTTCAGCAGCAGAAAAAAACAAGCTTCTGAAAGCTTGCATCGAAAGGATTGAATATCACCGTGACAAACCTGAAAGGATAAAAAGCCAGCAGGTAAGATTCTACGATCCGGTATTGAAAAAAACACGGAACAAATCACCGCTAAAAACAGGTGGTAATTGGACTACTCCAAACATCGAATTAGATGTGAAATTGAAGGTGTAAATTTTTTTGCGCCTATCAATTCCATCATTAGTGTGCAGGTTCTACTGCACACCAATGATGGATATCAAAAAAACAACCGAAAGGAAGATTGCAATGAACACACTTGGTAAATTGGAACAGCTGCTGCTGGCCGGCGAAATAACAGAAGATGAATACAAGGAAAGAAAAGAAGTGTATGTTGAAACGATCCTGGAAATATACTGCCTTGGGATCATCACGAAAGAACAGATGTATGAAAAGATAAATGAATGAAAATCCAGTTTCTATTGACGGAATATCCAATAATTGATTGGATAGTTGGTGCGCTTCGCTGATTATTCCGCCAGGATATTGCATTGCAGAAATATTGGGAATAAAATGAATTTGCTGTTCACCCACAACCGAATTAGAGGGAAGGAGTATTTAACATGGGATTTTGGGACAATGCAAAGCATGAATCTTCCTATTCTGTCGCATCTGGCGAAATATTACCGTATGTAGTTCTTCAGGTAACGCTGAAAGAAAAGTTCATCGGAACCGGATCCGGCAACCTGACCGAACTTGAAAATGTGATCAACAATCAGGCCCAAAAAGGTTATCGGCTGCACACGATCACAACCGCAAACGGCGGAAGCAAAGGCTTGGCTGGCGGTGATAGAATCCAGGCAACAATGGTGTTTGAAAAGATTGTGTAAGGTGCATTTATGGGATTGCTTGACCTATTCAAGAAAAAAGACAATTCACGCCAGCAAAAAGAAGTGGATTTCAAGGACATCAATCCGCTTGATGTCAACAGCATAATTGATGTGTATAAAGCAAAGAAACCAAACGCAACGGAAGCGGATGTATTAAATTTTGTGAAACAGCTTGCAGAGCCAGAAGAAAATCAAAATCATTTGACCGATGATGGCGATCTGCCTTGGGGATGGCACACAGTACATGCAAAAGAAGTGGGTAAGATCAGCGGGGAATATCATAAGAAATGGAAAATATGGCATGATAGCCGTGAAAAATCCCCAGCTGAATACCTGCCAGCGTTAGAACAATTTGTGAATTGTATGATCAGTATAAAGAAACAATGTGCAGCAAAGGGCGAATGCTATAATTACTGGCGTGATGAATTGTTTACTGATGACTATCTTAAAAAGAGAACAGACGAACTGGATGCATTAGAACGATTGCTAAAATGAAAAAAGGGCCAGGGATTATTCCCCGGCCCTTTCTTGATGTTCAAGATCGTCAATTCGATGATTGGCAACCTTGATCTGTTCTTGAATAACTGCTTCGTGCTGCTCCAATTTGTATGTTCTTTCTACAAGGTTATTGTGCTTGTTCACACGCTTTGAAAGTTCATCAAGTTTGTATTCGATCAGTTCAATTGTGTTGCTATGCTGCTTTCTTGCTGCCTTCTGCTGATATGCATTATTGATCATGCAGACAACGATTGCCACAGCGCCTGTGATAATGGCTTCTATCATCCTGATTATCCCCCTGGTGTTAAAGTGAGTAAGTGCAACAAAAAACAAGCCATGCATTTGTGGGAACATTGACACCTTCTGTGATCCCATATCTGCTGACCGTAACAGTTCCGTTTGTTTCTATCCCGCATACCCATCTATTCATGCCGGATCCCTGGCAAATGAAAGACAGCGCAAGGTCTGGCCTGAAATCTTCCGGGATGCCGCTGGCACACGGCACCTTTGTTATGCTGGATGTGTATGCTGTTTTAGGAGAAACAACGCCCTTCACAGTAACATTATTTCCGTTTATTCTGTATTTTGGTTGGTTGCCTGAAATTCCGCCATATAAAGAAAATCCATCGTCCAAGGTCAGGTTCTTCCACTCACTACATCCACCAATAAGCATCCAAGATCCCCAAGCGGTTCCATAGAATATCCGCTGCCATACAAGTTCATCATCCTTGTCACAAAGCGAAAAGCGCTGCATCAATTGAACACCGTCCCCCATCGGTATTACTTCGATCAATGCTGTTGCTGATGCGGCCATGGGCGGCTTATTCAGGATCGTTGTGCTTGTGGCTGTGCTTCCGATGATATAAAAGCCCGGATTCTTCAGGTTATTCAGATCTTGATTGCTTGGCAAAGGAACAGGGCTGTTTACAAGTTCACCGTGTCCCGATTTCATCAGAAGCGCAAATTCAATGCCTTCTGTAAATTCAGACACCTTGCCGAAGGCCAGGCCCTTGCCGGAAGCATTGAAGTCCAACAGCGTGAACGCTGTCGGGATCTCAAAGGTGCTTCTGACCGTTCCGAAATAGTCAGTAACTGAAAGCCGGATATCATAGCTGCTATCAATAGAAAATACGCCGGATGCACTGATGATCGATTGATTCAGTGAATAGACAGATCCGTTTGCCAGCGCTGTCCAGGCTGTGGCTGATGTCTTCTTATATTCGATGGAATAGGATTTTGTATTCTTATCACCGACCGCCGAGATGCTGAATTTCACAGCAGCATTGATGTATGTGCCTTCATAGTTTTCCGTTCCATCTGCCAGGCATCGGAAGCCCTGGAAGCTGGTGATCTTCGGCGCAGTGTAGGCGATGACTGTGATGCTTTTAGTTGTGGTTGCAGTCCTTCCCCGGCTGTCTGTCACAGTCACTGTGACATTGGATGTGCCGCTTTTGGTAAGGAAGCCCGATGTAAACGCAGCAGACGAAAAATTTGCCCCCTGTACGGTGGTTTTGTAGGCTTTTATAGTAGACGAATAAGCACCAGCCGCCGTCACCTTACAGGCGATTTTTGACTTGTTCTGAACATATCCGCCGAACTGTGCTGCAAGGCCGGAAACGGCTTCCGTTAGGCTTACTGCGCTGATGGTTGGCACCACCGATGCCGGAACCGTAATCTTGAAGCTTTTGCTGACGGCGGATCCGATCTTCGTGCTGCCGGAATAGGTTGTGACAGTCACCTTCGCTGTTCCGTTTGTTGAATTCGGTATCGCATTCAGCCAGCTTTGCGGAATAGCATAGCTGGTAGAAGTTCCAACGCCTGTTGTGGTTTTGGAATAGCTGCCAAAGCTAAAAACAACAGTATGCGTGAAGCTGGAAGCCGCCCTGGTGATGTTCACCGTGACAGCATTGGTTCCGTTCACGCTGACCGAGGATGTCACGCTGCCGATGGTGGATGCCCTGGCGATGGTGTTGAAGGCTCCATTGCCGGATGCAGTTACATTGCCGTAATAGGTGCCGGATAGCGTGACATTGATTCCGCAGGTCGCAGAGAAGGCGCAAGTCTTTGTTCCATCAGAATTGTGTGGAATCGTGACCGTCTTCGTGTATAGTGTTTTGGTCTGGTTGCCAGATAAAGCAGCTGTGAAGCTGAAGGTGTACTTTGTGCCGTTGATGGTCAGACTGCCGGACTTGCTTGCACTTGAATTGATCGTATAAGAAGATCCTGTGGAAACAAGCTGCACCTTGGCTGTCACTGTGGAAGTATTGTTCGCCACAGACTGCGAACCCACATTCCAGGCAATCTGGATCCGATATCCTGTGCGGATGGCCTGTTGAATGGTGCCTGAAGTTGCCATTGTCTTTGCCCCCTATTCAAAAATAGAAGCCAAAAACGGCCTATCATCCTTACTGCGTTTTCTTGAAAGACAGGTTCCCATTTGCCCTTGGCATGAAGGCGAAATTGCCCAGCTGCAAACTGTGCAGGATCTCCGCATCTGTGACATACAGTTTCCGATTGCTGAAGTAGGCCACTTCTGCACCGTCCTGAAGGAAGCTGATCCGGTCATTGCTGATCTTTAGTTCCAATTCGTTTCCGACTTCGCCCAGCAGGATCTGGCCATCCACAAAACGGATATATTTTTTGATTTCCTCAAATTCAGCATCGGCACCTGCGGCCACACCTTTAAGATCAGCGCTGAATTGCGTGAATTGAATTTCAACGCTGTTCTTTGTCTGCTCGATCTCTGTGCTAACAGAAGAAATCAAGGCATCTGTGTCTTCCTTCAGATAGTAGCTTTCAGCCACTGTTGATTTGATGCTATCTTCAGATGCCTGAATGGATGCAAGCAGGTTCTGTTCCACATTGTAGACCGTAGAATTTGCCGCCTGTGCGTTTTTCTCCACAGTCTGAAGGATTTCACTTTGATCATAGGAAATGCCCTTCACAGCTTCACTGAAGCCCTTCACCGTTGCGCCAAGGGAAAGCTTATTCGCTGCCGGATCCAACAGCTTCAGTGATAGCTTTGTTACCCGGAATCGCTGATCAATGCCGTGTGGATCGCTGGTCACTTGTACCTGTGTTCCAAGGTGGAAAGAAGTGAAATCCTTATTTACTGTGGCCAGATCCGCAGCGGTCAGTTCAATAGATTCCCACTGGTTGACAACGCCGGCAAGATGTGCCTGTCCCTTTGTTTTAAGGTTCTCCGGTAGCGTGACATCATCAAAAATGACTGTTTTGACAATGGTGCCAAATTGTGATATGGCATCAGCATCTTCGATGAAATCAGCGCCACCGTTCACATCTGCAATGGTCAGCCGTGTTTCAGTGTCTTTCCCTTCATTATCCTTTTGCTTGGCACCCAAAGGAATGATGACTGTGGCGATATCTGCCCCCTTACGGATCCGCTTCAGATCCAGCAGGTTCTTCCCGAAGGTGATCTTCTGCGGCGCAAGCAGGTTGATCGATGCAAGGTAATCAAGGTAATTGACACTGTTTTCATGCCGGATGACGATATATCCGCCCAGTAGGTCAATCAGCTTCTTTTCAATGACTTCCCAGGTGGTCACATAGTCAATATCAGATCTAACAATATAGTCATTGGGATCCGTGACGGTCACATTGCCAAGCGTAAACTGCTTTGCAGCTTCCACCTGGGCATTGTGGTTTGTGATCAGCATGGAAAGAAAATCTGTGATGCTGCCAGTGAAATCATACGGCCTTTGAATACTGTCCAATAAAAATGACAGTTCCCCTTCACAGGAAACTGTCTTTTCATTGTGCCAACCCACATCTTCATCCAGGACACGGCCACGGAACAGCAGATAATTGTCCTGGTAGACTGTGATGATAGATTTCAGCTTTTTGATCAGCCCATAATAGGGATGATCCGGATAGACCGTGAACACGAAGCTGCCGGTCTTATTTTCTTCCAGCTCCACGGAAGGATTGAAGATCTTCAGGTTTTCCAGCTTGCTGTGGTACAGCAAAAGGCTATCACAATATACCCGATACATTAAAGATCACCTTCCTGCCATGTGAATGTGATATTCCCGGTGCCTGTGACGGTAACATTGTTCGTGCCTTCCACCAGTTCCAATTCCGGCAGCGTGTAGGATCCACTTCCAAGATCCCATACATTGCTGACATTGAAGACGATGTTCAAGCTGCCTTCCGCCTGGATCGTTACTTCTGGAACAGCCCTTTTCCGGCTGTTGACCAAGGCAATGCTTTCTGTACCATTCACCGCCCTTGTCACAACGGTTTTGGCCAGCTTATATTTGTACGGTTCACATTCCGCTTCAATGCTGACATTGCCAATGGTTTTATCATTGGTAAAGCCGGAAACCGAAAGCCGCCCCAGGTAATAGAAAAGCGGATCATCATCAAGGATGATCCGCATCTTTTTACCATGCAGGGCATTTTTTACGGTTGAAAACAATGAAAGGAATTCCGCTTTTGGCACCACGGTTGAAAACTCAAACTTGTGTTTCACATCTTCATATTTTGGTTCACCAAAGAAGTCAGTCAGATCCAGCGCACCATCTGCGCCTTCCACATCGATCTTCATGGTTTTCACCGAAGGGCTTCCAATTTCCTTGGATTTCAGAATCAAGTGCAAGTCATTGAATGAATGGTAATCGCCAAAAGTGATCCCCTTCATCGTTATTCACCACCCTTTATTTAGTTACTTCTGTCCAGCCATAGACACCTGATACATCGGGTCATACCTCCTGTATCATCTGTTTGATGCGCTCCAGGTCTGCGATGGGCGCACAGTAAAAGTCATGGTTCCATAACCAATAGTCATCGTGTTCGGGGCGTTTGTATTTCAGTAAGGATAAATCTCCCCAAATCCTATCCCATCGGTTTTGGTACTTTCCGTCTTTGCGGTTATTCAGCAGTTTGATTATTTCCGCTGTCAGTTTCCCACGCTCCAAGCCTTTACCATCATCATTCCTTGCAAAATAATCATAGGCGTTTTGGCTTGTCGTATAACACACCCGGTTTTGGTAGTGGTAGATGATGCCGTCTTTTGCTTCCAGTTCTGTACCGTAAGTGATATTTACATTTCCGCATATTGCGTTTGATTTGAAACGCTTAAAGCATACATATCTCATAGGATTACACCTTGAAGCATGGAGCCACGCCATATGACCAAGTGCCATTTGATGTATAACCAGCAGAACCATTCTCATAAACCAGGCAATGTTTTAATGCATCATCCGCACACATGGAGCGCTCCCACCATTGGGCTTTATTAAATAGATAATTATGCCTATATGCTACTTTGCTATTTCCAGCAGCAAAATAGGCGTATTGCTTTAAGAAATTGGGTTCAGATGTTGTGGCATATTTGCGTGTGCCAAAAACTTCATATTCGGCCAACAGGTAGACTTCCTCATTAAGCGCTGCCATCGTAATATTATTGCCTGAAATTTGTTCGCTGTATATGGATGATGTTTTGACAACTGCTTGTAGGTCGGTTGGAAATGCTGCTTTGATAAGCGGCATTACAACATTCCGCATATAGCATCCACTCCATAGACTTGTCCTATAATCTCCTGTTTGTGGATATATGTTAAAATAATGCCCACTATAAACATCGTAACCATAATGGTCATCAGTCAAACACACAAATTTCCCATCGGTCTGTTCCGTTTTGAAACCCATAAATGCGATGCCGGTTCCTTCTCGTTCGCTGTTGTGGTCAAAACCGATAATATAAACAAATGCCGTGTAATTGGAGAGGGTAAGACCACTGGACACTTTGCCGTTAAGGGTAACACTCTTACAGTCCCCGATAGCCCAAAAGTTTTGTGCGATGCCAAATGAAGAAACTTTTTTTATTGTTTCCCAGCTGTTATCATTTAGGGTATTGCTTACACTAAAATCTTTTGAACCGCCAGAACCGCCCCTGCGACAGATAAAAGCTTCACTCATTTTCTATGCACCCCCATCTGAATATTCAGCGCAACATCTGTTGCTTCTGTGGCATACACAGTAATGCTGTTTGCTGCCGTTGTGATCCTGTAAATCTTCGCATAGTTGCTGATCTCCTTTTCCGCCGTTGCAAAGGTGCTGGAAGGAACCAGGTCAACAATCGGCTTATCGCTTGCCAGGATCCCGGAAACAGTGATGGTCTGCGTATAAGGCGCAGCGCTGCCTGTCCAGGTAGTGCCGATCTGCGCCGTGAAGAACTTGGTGACAGCGCCATCTGCAATTATTTCCGTAGTCACGGCATTGCTGCCGATCTTTTCGGTTGTCACCGCACCGCTGGCCAGCTTGGAAGTGGTCACGGATCCATCTGCCATAAGGCTTGCCATGCCGAACAGCGGAACAAGGGTTTGCACATTCAGGCCATCCAGCGGCACACGGTAAAGCGGCATATCATTCAGGGCAACATGGTCATTGATGATATCGCCGGAAGTGTAGGCAGGATCCGCAGGATTGGATGCAACAGCATTGCCTTTGATAACAACCAAATTGACCGCTTCAACGCCTGTGGAAGCATCCTTGGTGTACCTGGCCACGATCAGATCATTCCGCATCATGCCCTGTGCGCCATTGTCAATGGTCAGATCTACATAGCCGCCTTCAGCCAGGCGCACATGCCGGCCCTGCATCATTATGTCACCATCAGCAATGCGGATAGTGTTATTCGTCACGATTGTTGCGGCAAACTTGTTGCCACGATCCAGGACATACTGCCCGGTGCCAAAGATTGCAATGTGCAGGGATCCGGCATCAGCTGCCGTGACATGCTCTGCACCGGCATATCCTGTTATTAGGTGCATATTTGCCATAATCATTCACCCACCTTGTAGGAAATTGTGGTTTGACCTTTTTTGATGGTCACGATCTTTTTGCTGATCGCAGAAGAAACAGTGATGCCTGTGATGTTGTCGATGGCACCAACGATGTCACCCACATCATAGCTGTCGGAATTTGCATCAAAGTCAATAGACAGATCCGCAGGTTCCAACAGCTTTTTCAGCTGTTCTGTTCCGCTTTTGATCAGTTCTTCTTGGGATTCTACATTGGAATAGTCAAATACTGCTGCGTATTCGTTCAGCCCTGTCGCTGTTTGCGTTTGGCTGATGTTGCCGCTACTATCGGCATATAGATGGACTATCATCCTGTTTTCCAGTTCGCCGCTGCCCAGGCAGATCAGATGATTGACCGCTTTGTAATTCTTCCGCAGCTTGAATTCAACCAGATCGGAATCAAATTCGTCATCTGTGGCATAGTTGTATTTAGCTTCGGAAGATAGCACAGCCTGGCCGTTCTTGACTTCCAAACACAGCTTCAAACCTGCGCTTGAAAGCATCTTCACAAGGCCAGAATACGCATCTGTATAGCGATTGAACTGATAATTGATGTTTACACCTGCAAGGGCAGAAGAAGCCATGAACAGGCTTTCAAGGCCGCATCTGTTGATTATGAAAGCAATGCAGCGGTTTGCATCGCCGCTGATTGCCAGATATTTGCCAACCAGGGAAGCGCCGCTGGAATCTGCCGTCTTCACCGTGACGGATTCTGTGGATCCTTCGCCGGTTTTCAACGGCACGATCACTTTGCTGCCAAGGATGCCATGCCAGGTGCGGCCACGATAGGTGACTTCATTCCTGGCGGTGTCCACTTCGATGCTGTCAACGATCCCACCATATTCAGTGCCTTCGATGTAAATAAAGGATCCGTCTTCGCAGCAATGCTGATCCGCTTGGATTTGGCATTCAAAATCGTTTTCATCTTCGCCAAAGGCCAGATCCAGTTCATAATCCAGTAGCACACCAAGATCTTCACGGTTTGCGTTTGTGTAGATTAGATCCATTTCGGTTCGCTCCTTTCTTCCAAAAGGACGATATCAACACCGAAATCACCCGACCAGGTGACAGCGCTGCTGCCGGATTGGATCTTTTCAAAGATGTAGGATTCCTTATTCCGTAGATTGAATTTGTTTGTTATCGTGCCATCATTGGCCGTCAGGAAGATCTTCTTCGTGACAGAATCGATGGTCAGATATTCGCCGGCAGCCACATCGCAGCTGACCTGGTACAGATGACCGGCAACATAGACCGCCGGATTAGAGCAAGGCCCATAAACCACCATGCGGAAGTTGGAATCTGTGAAGTGCTGGTTGATTAGCGTTTTGGAGCCTACATCCGGGAAGTAGTCAAAGGCATAGTCAAAAGGATAGTCAAGGTTCTGACCACCGCCGCCGGTTTCTGCTCCAAGTTCCCGGAAGATGTTGGTGGTTTCCTTCACCCAATAAGGGAAGTCAGATGTCAGTGTCAAAGTCACTTCCATCATTCTGCTGCTGATCAGATACTTCTTTTTCTGCGATTTCGTGACAAAGCATTTGAAGTAATAATCACCAATGATGATCTTGCCATGCTGCATAGCCAGGACATCTTTTTCGCAGATCTCCATCAGCCGATTCCTGGCTGCGATGCCTTGTTCTTCAGTTTGGCAGATAATGACCAGCGGCAGCTTCCGCTTACTAATCGCATAATCAATAGCAGTGATCCGCTTGTTTTTGTTGGTCACTGTCCATTCGTAATCATGCAATTCATTCGTATTTACAAAGATGCCGTCCTTCCCGAATTCAAAGACTTCATTCAGGTGGTTTTTGTATTTCAACTGTTCAAGCATTCATCAATTCACCGCCTTTACAAGTCTTGCAAATTCACGATTGTTGACATCGAATTTCATGGCCGTGAATGCATCAATAAGCATATCTGGCAGGTCATTGCGGAATTCATTAAAGGCTTCCTTCAATTCCTGCACCTGCTTATTTCCGCCCAGGGATCCATTCATATCTTCAGCGACAGCGCTGATCCACTTTCTGTTCTGGTCAAGCGGAACAACAGCTTCTGCGCCTGTGCCTTCCAACAGACCAACCTGGCCACGCTCCAAGACACCGCCCTTTTCCAACCGAGGAATGGAAACAGATTCAATGCGTGTAATACTCCAATCAAGCCCAAGTAATTCACCGGCAGCTTCGACCAGTGTATTTAGGCCATCAATTAGCCAGTTAATTGCACTGATGATCCCATTGACAAAGGATTCCACACCGCCAAGGATGTTATTGATAACACCTTTGATAGTGTCCCATATGCCGTTCCAGATGTTAGAAATGAATGTCGATACCGTAGTAAACACGCCAATAATGAAGTTCTTTACATTTGTGAAGGCGGTTGTCAGCCCCGTCACGATGTTGCCCACAATAGTGGTCAGCGAATTCCACATATTAGTGAACCACTGTTTCACACTTGCGACCATTTCAGACACTTTTTTACTGATGGCGTTCGCCACTTTTACCACGGTTTCTTTGATCTGATCCCAATGTTTAACACATAAAACGATTATTGCAATAACAGCGCCAATAGCTGCAACCACAAGAGAAATTGGAGATGTAACAAAGTTCATGGCAGCGCCGAAGGCGGTTGTTGCTACTGTCGCAATGGATGTTGCAATGGCAGAAGCATTTTGCGCAATGTTATATGCAATTATGGCGGCTGTAAGAGTTCCGACCGCAATTCCGACCAGTTCCAGCGCTGTTTGATTCTTATCAACCCAAGCGGTTAGCGCTTTGAAGCCTGTACTTAACTTATCAATCACATCAGATAGCACTTCCATTGCCGGAAGCACAATGTTTTGAAGTAATGGTTCGCCTATTTGCGCCTTGAATTGCCGCCATTTTTCGTTTAGATTTGCCTGAACATTTGCATACTGGTCAGATTCCTTTGCAGCCTGTCCGGTTGCGCCAGAAGCTTCCTGCATTGCTTTTGCAAATTGCAACCTTGCAAATTGCTTTTCCTTTTCAGTCAAATCATCCCATTTTAGTTTAAGATTTTTAGCAGCCCATGCAGCTAATGTGGTTTCATTGGCGAATAAACCGATTGCTTCGCCGCCCTCATAAGAACCATTTACAAAGCTGTTTAAGTGGCCCATTGATTCATCAAGGGATTTATCCCAGAAGGCAGCTGCATCGGCTGCAATGGTCAAACCTGTGGATGCTAAATCTGTGGCTTCCTCTATATCGTAACCAAGGCCCTTGAACTTTGCCGTCATACTGGTCATGTACGGCGTAAGACGGCTATCCACCATGCCTGTTGCTTCTGCGATTTTGCCAACCTTTTCAGTGGCAGCTTCGGCATAATCGCCCATGATTTGTTCAAAGGCAGATGCTTCAGCGGAAACTTCGGCAGCGACATTGACAACCTCTTTTCCGAAGGCAGTTATCTTATCAATTGCGAAATAGGCAACGATAGCTGAACCTATTTTTTTGATTGAATTAACTATTTTGCTTTCGGATTTTTTCACCCTGTCTGTTGTGTTATCAATGGCGTTGTTTGCTTCACCATTTTCGATAGCTATTGTTCCTAACAGTTTGAATAGTTCCAACGGTTTTCACCGCCTTTCTTGCTTCGGATAAAAAGAAGAAGACCGCAAAAGCGGCCTTCATCTTGTGTTGCCCCTCTGGGCGTTTCGCAATCTATTTGACAACTGCGCATCAATTGAAGGTGTCAGTTCTCCGACCAATGCGCCGGAATCAAGCATCACGCCATGTGGCATAGACCTGGAAAGGAAATCAATCAGAATTCGGTTCTGTTCGATCAGTGTCTTTCTGATCCCTTCGTTTTCCAACATGACAGCAGACCGCACATAATCAAGCAGCGTGTCAATGGGCGCAATAGCTTCTTTCCCGGCTTCGCCGCCGCCAAGCAATGTGTTTCCGATGCTACCGAAGATAGTTGGCCGGTCAAGGATGCCGCCTTCAGCGTTCCACTTGACATCAAAATTGGGAAGCTTACCCTTGCCAGCAATGCCAAAAGGCGCTTTGCCGCCGCTGACAGAGATTTTCGGAATCTTTAAGTTACTGAAAATCTTGCCAATGCTCAATGGGAAAAATCCCTTGATCTTGTCAATGGCCTTCTTTACTGCATCCCGTGCGCCCTCGATCTTATCAGCAATAGCATCCTTGATATTGCCAAAGGTGTTTCTGACCCTTGAAACAACATCCTTCAGATCATTGAACTTGCCCTTGATCCACCTGACCGCAGAGAAAGCGGCGGACTTTATTTTCTCCCACATCTTCAGCCAGAAATTGCGGAAGCCTTCATTGTTTTTCCATAGGTATAAAAAAGCCGCCACAAGGCCCAAAATGGCCGTTACGACAAGACCTATGACATTGGCCCTCATTGCTACATTCAACGCTTTCATGGCAAGTGTGACGATTTTCAGCGCATTTGCTGCCTTCTGCATGATGCCAGCCCATGCAAGGACAAGAACAAAGCCGCCAACCGTTGCAATAGCTATCGCAATAACGCCTGACCAAAGCTTCACTTTTTCTGCGTTGTCTTTGATCCACTTGGCCGCATCCTTGATCTTATTGATAAAGCTATCAAGGTGTGGTATAGCAGCAGCAACCATATCGGCCACCTTCGTCTTAATCAGTGTCAGGATCGGTTCACCGATTCTTCCAAGTTCAGCAAAGGCATCTGTCAGCTTTTCCTGCGCTTTTTCGGCAGCAATGACATCCTCGTTGGTCTTTTTATACTGTTCGGATGCTTTGGAGTAGGTGCCGTTCAGTGTTTCCATGATCAGCTTCTGTCGCTCCTGCTCATTGGAACAGGCAGCAAGCTTATCATTGAAAGAATCTTCACTGATTCCTGCCCAGTTTAGCGCATCTGCCAAAGGGCCTGTGACCTCACCGACCTTTGCAGTTTCGTTTGCCGCTTCGGTCAAGCCCTCGATGGGCAGGGAAGCGCCGAATGTGGCATAAACACCAGTGCAAATGTCCGTCCAGGTTTGAAGATCCTGTTCGTTATTGGTCAACAGTGCAAGATGGTTTGCTGCTTCAACGGCCTGACCGCTATCACCAAGGACGGAATTCAGATCCGAATAGGTACGCTTTGCAGCTTCAGATGAATGGCCGTTGGTGACAAAGGCCGTGTCCAGCTTGCCCATTTCCGTCCGGTATTCCCTGGATCCTTCGATGGCCGCCAGCCATGCGCCGCCAATAACAGCGCCAGCAGTGACAACGGCTTTTCCAAGCCCCAGCGCAACGGATCCCACCTTGTTTACCGCTGATTCAACTTCCTTGCTTGACGATCCAGCGTTTTTCGCCGTTTCATTCAAGGCTTTGTTTGCTTCAGTGTTATCGATTGCAATTGTTCCAAGTAGCTTGAACAATTCCACGCTTTTCCCTTCTTTCTTTAAGAAAGACAAAAGCCGTTTAACATCTCCGCAGATTCCTTGACTGTGATTTCAAGTTCAAGGCGTGAAGGAACTTTTTCAGTTTTTGGTTTCTTTGTCTGCTCCAAGAATTCACCATAGGTTTGATCAAAATTCTTGTGCAGCCAGTATTCCCATAGTGTTTTGTTTTCAAGTTCTTCATTGGTGAAGGTCACAAATTCATCGACAAAAGCCTTGAACCTGCGCCCCTTGATCATGGCATCCAGCAGAATCATCGGATTTGCGTACCGCTGGAATAGCATATCAAGGAATCTTATATCACCTATTTCAGCAACTTGGTAACACCCTGAAAAAAATCCTTGAATTCCTCTTTCTTAACCACAGCAACAATCATTTCCAGGAATGTATTCATCGGAAGGCTTGCGATTTCCTTTGTCTTCATCCCGGACAGCTGCGACAACAGCTGATAAATGTCATCTTTACATTTGTAAAGGTTGGAAATGATCACGCCAGCAATGTCAACTGCAACAGTTAAACCGACAGCACTTACATTTGCCTGGTCTTTGGCACCGGAAGCCATATCCATGATGGCTTTCCGAACTTCTTCAGATTCAAAGCAAGACTTGAATTCCCTGACACCGATCTTGGAAATGATCTGGAACATCGGGAAAATGTCATCTGCGGTCAACTGCCGCAGCTCAAAGGCTTTATCTGTCATTGTGATTAGTCCTTTCGGTTTTTATTAAAAGATGCAAGGCCACCGGATTGATGGCCTTGCAATGGTTGGTTATGCGGTTGCTTTGGGATAGTAGATCTTCCAAGGCAGCGTGTCCAGATCGCCGGTCAGTTCGGCATGGCATTCAAAGGTATACTTGCCAACAGCGCCTTCCTTGTTCTTGCCTTCCTGCTCAAAGCCGGAAGTGCAAAGGGCATTTTCCAGGATGGCAATGATGTTTTCGCCGTCCAGGGTTTTGCCAACAAAGGCGATGTTTTCCCAATAGTCACCTTCCTGGATATCTGCTTTTGGAACAATGACATTATAATTGGTGTCATCGGAAGTACCAGCCTGGCCTAAAGTTGCAGACTTGATGATATCTTCGGTCAACTCGATGAAGTTGATTTCCATGGTTGCGGTTTCGCCGGTCTTTACAGACAGGCCCTTTGCAGCAACCAGTGCGCCATCAACTTCCACCTTGGTCACTTCGGGAATGATCGACAGTTTAGATCCGCCAGAAGTAGCGCCTACAATGGAATTGGCGAAGTTCCATGTATTGGTGGTATACTTCAGCCCTTTGTGGATCGTGCCGGCACCGAACAGAATATTCTTCGGAGTATTTGCAGATACCCCGGTCTTACCTTCTTTGCTCATATCAATTCACCTTCCATTCTTTAACGGATAGATTGATTTGGATGCTTTTCAGTTCAGCATCCCCTGTGGGAACGATCAGGCTTCCGGCATAAGAAATGGCCACCCCTGATCCACTATCAGTGATGGCCGTATAACCAAAAGACCTGTTAAAATAGTTTTCAATGCGTTCCTTCGCATTTTCAAGATCAAGCCATGATCCCCTGGAAAAGCCGGTCAGAAGGATCGTGCCTTCCTGAAGGCCGTCTTCGGTCATGCTTTCAGATTCCGTGTAGCTGCCTACAAAATATGGATATATGATCTTCCCCTTTGCATTGCCGGAATACTCACCGAAGCCATATTCCAAGCGCAGGGATGTCATGGTATCAGATATGATTTTCAAAACTTGCTTGGACATATTACTTCAGCCCTTTCATGATCTGTTCAGCCCTCTTGATGATTTTGCCTTTGGTTTGTTCAAAGGCATTGTGGAGCATCCGTACAGGCTTTTTACCGTGTGTAAAATGTCCCTGGCCTTTGTCATCTTCATAGAACCAGCCGCCTTTTCTGCCGTTACCTTCCAAGGCATATTCACCTGTTCCGAATTCAGTCCAGATGGCGTTTTCAAGTGGGCTGCCGATTTTGGCTTCCAGGTTGGATTCATCCACCGTATGCGCCCAGGATCCTTTCAGCTGGCCAGTGTCAACAGGTGTACCCCTTGCAGCCTGTGACTGCAATTCAGATGCCGCTTCTTCAAGAAATTGCAACAAGGCTTCATCGATAGCGGCCTTCACCTTCATGCTGTTATCCTCAAACTTTACATCGGCCATATTACTGACCCCCTGTAAACTTCAGATAGATTTCCAGCTGGGATCCGCTTCCCATCTCCATCGGATTGTCAATCAGCAGAATGTCATAGGTCTTGCCGCCTATGGTCATGCGGCTGTTTTCAGCCTGTATGCCGGCAGCAAGCGGAACATAATCTGCAATGAAGATGTGTGTGGATTCCTGGATCTTGGCGTGATATGTGGTGTAGCCGGATTCACCAGCAGAAAGGTCAAGCCAGCCTTTGATGGTCTGGGCATCAACCCAGGTCTTCACATTTTCGCCAATTTCATTCTTGGCTGCCGTGTAGACCTGGATTGTTGCCGTGATGTTTCCGCCAATGCCTTTCATACTCTGATGCCCCTTCCAAACCTGGCCTTCATGTAAGGCTGCAAAAAGCCCATCAGCGCCTTCGGAAAGCCCATGGTGGAATTATCCCCATCCATGCTGAAATAGGTCACAGAATGCCTTGAAATCGTTTCTGAAGCGATTCCAACCTTGTCACCGTTGTCAAGCTGCCATTTAAGCATGTTTGCAACGCCCATTTTGACATCCTGGGGATATTTCACCTTCGTGATGACCACGCCGGATTCATCATACAGATCTTCATTGACCGTGATCTGACCAGCTGTAACGGCAGCAACAGTCACCAGGCAATCCTGCATCAGATCCGATTCCGTGATCTGCAAGGTATCGCCGGCCTTGAAGGGAATAGGTGTATTCACCAGCATGGCTTTGCCGTTTGTGGAAACAGCAACAGCCCGGAAAGCCCTAACCTGAAAATTGTTGTTTGTGTACGCACGAATCAAAAGTTCAAGTGCCTGAAGCTGGGCTTCAAGCACCTGATCTGCTTCATCGGTATCAACATACTGCCGAAGTTCGGCAACGGTCATGATCATATCAACACCGCCTTATTCAGCCGGGTTATCCTGGGCAGCAGGATCAACCGGATCATCAGCTTCACCGTCCATGATTGCAGTGACTTCATAACCTTCATGCTCACGGAACCATTCAGCCATTCGGCCTTCAGTGATCAGTGCCTTACCGTAAGCAAACTGAACGCCACCGGCATCAACGCCGCAGAAATCGGGATTGGTTTTGACCTTGATTTCATACCCGGTTACTTTCTTTGTGCTTTTCTTGCTGTTTGCAGCCATTTTGTTCCTTCCTTTCTTGTTATGCGATCTTAATGTTACGGAGAACGCCAGCATGTGCAGTGTTCTTCAGCACAGTGGCGGCAACCATTTCAACTTCGCCATCCTTCACAGCGCCAGGAGCATTGAAGTCAGGCAGATACTGGCGGATAGCGCTGTTGCCGGTCAGGGATGCAGCATGGAAGCCGTCCATAACATCAAACTTAACTGCATAGATATCAGTCAGGCCAGTGACAGCGGCATTGGAAGCGCCAATGTTTCTGCTGATGCCGGCCTTCACGCAGTCATTGCCGGTGACAGTGGTATCAGAAACAGTGTAATGCTTACCCAGATCCATAAAACGCACACCGTCCATGGAAGTAACCTTGCGGCCAAAAGCTTCTTCGGATTCGGTCTTGTAGCCAAGCAGTCTGGCCATGGTCTGGATTTTGGCGATCATTGCGCTGTTCATCAGGAGCGCATCAGCATCGGTGTTCTTGATCAGCAGCTGGATCTGCTCATAAAGCTGATCAGCATTGGTCTTCAGATTGGTCATGGTGCTGATGTCGATGGCAGAACCGGTGCCGGTGTTATACTCGGTGGAAGTGCCAGCCAGCATCTTATCCAGGCCGTCAAACTCGGTGGTGGCAGTGGTGGCGTTGCCGTTTACCAGCGTGTAATGGAACAGGCTGATGGCCGCCAGCACCTTTTCACGGATCTGATATGCCATGTTGTTATAAGGGCCTTCAGCCGCTTTCAGAACACGGTCAATCTGGAATTTACCGCCGAAGATCTTCAGGTCAGCGGATTTCTTTTCCACAGTTGCCTGGTTCGCAGCATATTCAGCATTCAGCGCACGGAAGGCAGCCACAGAAGGCAGCTTCTTCTGAATGTAGGAATAAGTCAGAGTGCTGCCACCCTGCGGAGATACGCAGTTATCAAAGGGCAGCATCTGAAGGATCTCGGATTCACGCAGGAAGATATCAACAATCTGCTGGGATACTTTTTCGGACATACCAACTTTCATTTCTGCAAGTGTCATAGCCATAAAAAATTACCTCATTTCTTTTAGTCTTTTGGCTCATAGGCCAATTTCAGGGCATCTTCAAGGCTTTTAGGATCGGATTCATTGCCACCATGATTCTGATCATCAGGCAGCTTGTGTTCGTCATATTTCTTGGATCCTGCCGTTTCAAACTGTGTGGGGAACTGCGTTTTCAGTGCTGCGATCTTATCATCCCAGCCTTTGATCTTGCCGTTCTCGTCCAGGGCAAGTTCGCCCTTTTCCTTCAGCTTGAAAGTCAGGTAATCGACATCAAGCGCCTTGTTGGAAAGCAGTTCAACCTTGATTGCCGCATCCAGCTTGGTCTGTTCCAGTTCGGTCTGAAGCTGCGCCACCTGGCCTTCATACGCAGTGATCTTGCCCTGAAGATCATCCTGCCCTTTGGTGGACTTCTTCAGTTCAGCGATCAGGTTCTGCGCTTCAGTCAGTTCGGCCAGCTTGCCTTCGTGATCGGTCTTCAGTTTGCCATAACGGATATCAAGGTTTTCTTCGGATGCCGTGTAAATCTTGTTTGCCTTCATGTCATCCAGAATGCCAGTGATGGTTGCATCGTCAATGCCTTTTGCCTTCAAGATTTCAGTGATGTTCATTGTGCTTTTCCTTTCTATTTACGATTTTTTACAAGGTTTCGGCCTTGAAATAGATTTTTTGAATCCTCTTTTACACCTGGCTTCGGAAGGTGAAAATAGAAAAAGGGCATCTTTTCAGATGCCCCTTATCAACTTGGATCAATCTTGCTTGATAATTACTTGATAGCCCTTTTCCTTCAGTTCCTTGGCCATCCTTTCAGCGTTTGCTTTTACGCTAAAAGCGCCCACCTGTACACGATAGATGACCTTCTTTGCTTCCTCTCTTGGAGCCAGCGCAGCCTTCACATCGGCCCGGAAGGTGTCCATGCTTTTCCCGAATTTGGGGAACCAGTGCGCCACATCGCCATGATTGGAAGCAATGCCTTTCTTTGCGCCTTCGCTATGGTCACAGATGTCCTTTTCCGTAAGATTATACATCTTGCAGAGATAGACACAGAGATCAACAGCTTCCTGGTAAACCTTATCGAAATAGGTCTTATCATTCAGGCCATCTTCGCAGATCTCAAAGCTGATATGCGTATCATTGCCGGATCTGCCGCAGTGCCATCCACGATGGTTCCAGGGCAGGATCTGATAGGTTGCAATGGATCCATCCTTCAGTTTACCGATAAATGCATGACAGCAGATCTGTTTGCCACCGGGCCGGAATGTGTTCCAGTAGTTCTTGTTTGCGTTCACGCCAAGCAGACCATCATCAGGCCCTACATAGCGCCGCAGGTTCGGATTGTTTGCACCTGTCGAATGCACCATGATGCCCTTTGGTGTGATTTTCTGTCCCACCTTGTAGCATTCGTTTTCTGTGGCGATCAGTTTATGCAGATTCATCAGAATCACCTTCCGGACATTCTTCAGGGATTCCAGCCAGGGAAGTCAGCAGGGACAGCACACCGGCCAGCAGGGAAGCGCTGCCCACCATGATCCAGTTCACATCACTGATGACGGCAGAAGTGCCGATAGTAGCAACAGCAGTCTGCGCCACAGTCTTGATTGCCCGGATCCCGGCTTTCTTGAACCAGTCTTTCCAACATCTTTTCATTGTTTTTACCACCTTTCATAAAATTAAAAAACAGTTATTCGGAATAACCAAACAACTGCTTTTGGGGACTAACTTAAAACCAAATTGCGACTAAATTGCGACTAAACGGCATGAAAAAAGCACCCTTTTCAGGATGCTTTTATTCAGGCACTTAAAACAAGCACCTATCGATTATGTCTTTACCTCTCAACTTATCGATCCATTCATCGGGGATCCCTTCCATGCCGTACATTATCCCGGCTAAACCGCCAGCGATTGCTGCCACCGTATCGGTATCATTGCCCAGGTTTACAGCCTTCAATACTGCATCTTTGTAATTGTCCGTTGTTGCAACGGCCCACACAGCCGCTTCAAAGGTATCGACAACAAAGCCGGAAGACTTTATTGCTGATTCATCCAGATTGCGGATCTCCGGGATTCTGCCGCTGCAATTCTTTATGGCATCATCCAATGATCCGCCTTTCAGCAGCTGCTTTGCAATGACCACATATTCACAGCAAATGTCCATTGAAATGCCATTGGCGTGTGTAATGGCTGATACAGCGGAAACAGTTTCCGCATTCACATCAATGAAGGCAAGCGGAATAATACGCATCAGGGATCCATTGCCATTGGAATAGAAGTCATCCAGGCCTTTCCCATATCGCAATGCATTAACCGTTGTATTCCCGGCATCAAACACAATGTGATCAACCGTGTATTCAGCATCAAACAGCCACTTTCTGAACCTGGCCAGCATATCATGACAGTCAATCTGTCCACATGCCCGGATAGAATCACAGGTTGCAAGTGTCATGCTGGTGTCATCGCTCCATGTACCTGCCGGCTGATTGTGTGTTCCGAAGCCGATCATATCAGTAATGTGGAATGTGCCACGCTTTTTGAATTCCACAGGAACACCCAAAGCATCACCGATTGCCAGGCCATACACAGCTGCCTTCAGTTTGTCATTCACTATCTTCACCACCTTTTTTCAATGCTATCTTTTCGCCATCAAACTGCAATGTGACATCACGATCATCAACCGTGATGCCCATTGCATCAATCCACTTTTTTGGAAGGGAAACCTTGCAATTATAAGAACCCTTGCCGGCGTTTCCACCGGCCTTTGTAAAAATTATTCTGCCGTTTCTCTTTTCCATCTTGGGAACCTCATATTTTTTGATGGCTTATTATAACATATTGGTTACCAATAGTCAATACGCCTTATTCCTTTTCGTAGTATTCGCATCTGTCTGTGTTCTTTCTGATGCCAGATGGCTTCAGATCATAGATATCACAGATCCCTTTCCTGTAATTCGCTACATCCCGGAACACACAATCTTTGCATTGTTTGTATTGATCGCTATTGTCTGAAAGCAGTTCATCTGAATATCTTTCGGATAGAGTTTTATTTGCCATTAGAATTTCTCCTGTTCAATTACTTCCATGTCAAGATAGATTTTTCCGTTTGATTTCTCAACTTTGGTGATCCTAAAAGTAGTTTCACGCTGAAAAATCATTTCCGCTTCATCACCGAAAGATGATTGTTGCGCCAAACCGTCCCAGCCTTTACCGGAACCATTACCAAAGGCGCTGAACGGCTCTGCATACATCATTTTAGTACCTGATGGAGCATAGATATTCATGATGATAGGCTTATGCGAAAATCCTTTTCCCTTTGATACGCCTGTGCTTAAAAAACCATGTTCCGTTGGTGTGGTTCCGATTAGCTTTGCTGCCAGATCTGCTTCAGATAGGCTAAAATCATTGGCATCAATACCAAAGAACTTGTCCATGCCGCCGTAATCACAACCACGCTGCACCCAAAAATCATTTTTATAGGTGCTTTTCTCGATGATGCTTGTCATATCATCAATCTGCTTTTTGACTTCTCCACGCTTAAAGCCGCCATAATTTGTGCCAATCTCATTAAGATCGACATTGCCAACACCCAAGAATTTATTAGTACCATATTCAATTCCACGCAATGGTTCATTGAATTTATGATAGCTTCTTGTGTATTCATATATGGCTTCTCTTTCTGCGTTACTGGCATTTTGCCATACATCACCGCATACAGACCGCAGCACGCTATCTGCGCCCTTAACACCGCCATTGCTATCGGTAAACCAATAGGCCGCATCTTTCCGTTCTTGTGAAAAGGCGGCATCGATTTTGCTGCGCTTCAAACCATTCTTCTTCAGACTGTCAATTTCGGAATCAATAGCATTGAACCTGTTGTGCATTTTGAAATATGCAGATCCTTGTTTATCGAAATCATCAACCTGGTCAAATAAGTCTTTCCATTTTTGCGTTTCAGAAGCATCAGCTGCATACAGAAGTTTATTTTCAAAGTATTTTTTCTTCGCCTGGATAGATCCACTCTTATCTTTCCAATCAAGTGTGGTGACATCATCTTTCCAGATACCGCTGTATGTTTTGACATCGAAGTTGTCAAGATCATTCTGCAATGCTATCTTTTCTTTTTTCAAGGTCTTGATTTCCTTGGCAACAAGCTTTTTATCCAGCTTGCCCTGCCAATCAATCTTTTGGAGTTCTATTTCATCAATTTTTGCCTTCAGATCCTTCAATGCTTTCAGATCTTCGCCATCGGCAAAGGATTCCAGGCTTCCAAAATCGGAAATTACTTCGTCATAAGTAAAACCGCTGGCTTTCACCTTGAATTCTTCTTGCAGGTCAGCAATATCGGCATCAGCTTGTGCCAGTTTTTCATTCAGTTTCTTTTCCGTCAGATATTCCTTTTTGACCTGCGGCTGTGGAACTTCGGCAGCTTTCAAATACTTGTCCTTGAAATCCTCAAAATCTGCCGTCTTATCCAGTCCAAAATATTCAGCACGATCTTTTAAGGTCTGAAGTTCGTCATCATCCAGCGCCCATCTTGCCCTTGTAAGGCAAGCGCAGCGGCAGTTTATATCTTCGGCAGCTATGCCAAACTGCCCAGGGCGCATCACTTTTGTTCCGCCGGCTTCAAATGGCTTATCCACTTCCCGGATCTGTCCATCCAGCATTCTGTGTGTGGGCCTTGTACGGCCATCCAGTGTGGCATCCCATTGCTTTACCACATCAGCGCCCTTCTTCTTGGCTGCTTCCTGTGCATCCGCTGTGGATTCCTGCTGGATCCTGTGGCCCTCTGTCCTGGCAATGCGCTTTGCATTATACAGGCCACTGCCGGATGCATTATTGATATTCCTGGCAATGTCAGAATAGGGCAGTGAAGAAGCAATGCCCCGGCTGACTTCCTGCGTGATGGTCTTTTTCAGCTTCGCATAATTGACACCCAGGCGGTTATAATAGCCCTCTACAACCTTTGAATCAGTCAGGACAGCCTTCACCACAGCGGCCTGATCAATCGGTGCAATTACCGGGATCCCCTGCATGGCGATATCGTACATGGTGCCAATGTAGCCATATTCATAGCATTCTTTCAGATACTTGTCAATGGCCGTGTAGCTGACACTGTGTAGATTATCAACGATACCGCTGATCTGGCTTTTCAGGGCTTGCTGGTATTGCTTCTGATAGATTTTAGACCGCTTCTGTGACAGCAGGGCGGTCTTTGCAGTTTCGTCCAAGCCATCCCGATTCAGCGCTTGATCCAGCAGATCAATGTCAGCCTGGAACAGCTTGACCTTATCATTGATATCCTTCAAGGCCCTTGCATACTGCTTTTCAAGTTCCTTGATAGCAGCTTCTTCGCTATTAAGCAGCGATTGCTGGACTTCCTTTTCCCACTTATTCAATCAATTCACCACCGTCATTATCATCGGGCTGGATGTTCTGAAGCGCAGCTTGTGCTGCTGCTGTCGGATCTTCTTCCTGCTGCGGTAGCTTATCCTTGATATCGTTGTAATCGATATCAAGCTGTTCACAGATCAGCTGCATAAGCGTTTCATCATCAAGATGGTTGGCCAGGTTCAGCAAGGTTGTGATCTCGGTCTGCTTTCGCTGGGCATCGGTCAGTTCGATCTGTGCATTCTCCTGGGCATTAGTGATGATCTCACGCTGGAAATCAAAATAGACATCCTTCTGCTGGAAATCTGTTTTGTTTTCGTTATTGATTTCCTTCAGCACTACCTTTAACAGCTTCCGCATGAATTGCTTCAGGCGAATTTCAAGCTTATTCACCTTCAGATCCAGCAGTGAATAGGCGGACTTGATAGCGATGGATGTGGTTGCGCTGGTGTCCTTCAGTCCTTCAGTGTTCACGCCCATACCAAAGCGGAAGATGTTTTTTTCGTCCAGATCCAGCTTGGTCTGCCTGGCTTGGTAGGGAATATCAACTGTGTGGATCTCCACGCCACCGTCATCGTCCACGCCAATATGTTTCTTGGCCTTGATGTTTACCATCAGTTCATCCAAGTTATCACCCTGAAATCCCTTGACCACATACAGCGCTTCATTGGTGTCCTGAATGTTATTAGACAGGCCGCAGGACATCAGATCATAGTCATCGATCAGGGCCTTGATGGGCTTCAGACCGCTGAACTGCTTCTTGCAGTTATCCAGGCGGAAGAAAGGGATCAGGCCAAAATTGTCATAGTAGATATTGTCATCGCCTGGCTTCTTGTATGTGATGTGCGGTCTGGGATTTGGCTTCACATTTTCATCAGGAATAATGCTGCCGTCATCCTCTTGCATAAAGGAAGTAACTTCTTTATCATTCCACACTTGGATCCGCTTGATCTTCTTGCCATCCTTGCCAATGCGGTCAATGTACCAATAGATCACATAGGCACAACCGTCATCGGTTTCCTTCTCCCTGATTTCCACCACACCCATGCTGTCAGCGCACTGGAAGGCCGTCTTTCCCTCTGCATTTTTATAGGCATAGGCATATTCAAATCCTTTGGAGATGCAGCCAGTGATCACTTCATACAGTTCGGCCATAAAATCTTCATTGTCATTGAAGTATTCATTCAGATAGTCCTGAAGATCGGGGTTGTCCGATTTCACAAAGCCTTCCTTGCCAGAAAGCATATACTGCACTTCCTGATCCACCAGTTCAGTGAAGAAAGGGTGGCTGATCTTGATATTGCTTTTGGTTGTGTCTTCCTGAATGTTGCCATCCGCATCGATGAAGAACACACGATAGTTTCTAATATCGTGATCTGCTTCATAATAACGAAGACCGGTTCTTGCAAAGCGCTTTTTGTCGCTGGCGGCATCATTGTCGATAAAGTTCTTTATTTCTGTCGCAGTAAGCATATTTATCCCCCTGTTAAATCATCCACTTCTTCATCTTGCGCCAGCCTTCCACGGAATAACGCAGCGCAGCCATGGCATCATCTTGGAATGGCACAGGTTCATCCAGGTATTCACCGGTTCTGTCATCCTTCTTCCACTTCCATTGCTGCAATTCTTTGATGGTATTCACGCAAGACGGATGCACATAGATCTTCCGCTGCTTCAGCCAGTCGATCTGTGCCTTTACGGATCCAGCAGATCCGCCTTTATCCACGCCCCTTGCCCGGAAGCCGGCCTTCTGCCACATCTTGATCCTGTCCGGTTCTGCGGAATCACACCACATCTGTTTCTTTCGGTCTATGCCGTGTATCATAGCCAGGTCAATCAGTTCGCTGGTGTCTTTCTCAAATTGGTATATTTCCCTGGTAATGTAGATGTCATCGTCCTTGGTTCCGACAGCCAGGATTGCATTGGCATGGTTGAAGCCGAAGTCCTGACCAATAGCGAAATCATCATAGTTAGCAGGATCCTGTGAAATGTCCTTGACTTCCCAATTGTGCAGGATCAGACCGCCGATTTCGCCCCATTCGCCCAGACCATAGATCTGATAACCTTCTGGATCCACAATCTTTCTGCGCTCCATGCGCTGCCGGTAGGCATCATCAATGAAGCGGTTCATTAGATAGGTGGAATGATGGCACAGCACATTGGGATCCGGTACATCAAAAAAGACCTTCTTGATCCAGTGATTTTTGTTTACTGGATTGAAGGTCATTCTGATCTGATAAAACTGACCAGCCGGCAGTTCGCCACGAAGACGGTCATCTATGATTTCCACATCGGCCTGTGTCAGTTCGGTTGCTTCCTCACACCATACATCTGTCAGCTTTCCACGCTGGAATGTGATGGACTTCAGCTTTTCACGCTGCTTGTCATCATTCATCCCCCGGAAGATGATCTGATTGCCGTTTGCTTTGCAGGTCAGCTTCAAAGGTGACATATTGATCTGCCAGTATCGGTCAGCCTTATCGCCAAACATACGATAAACAGCGCCGGTCAGTTCAGCAAAGGTGCTGTCCCGGTTTGTGATGTCCGATTTGCGGATGCATACAAGGTTCCGGCCCTTGTCCTTCATCAGCCGCAGGATGTAGTTCTGCGCCGTGTCAACCGACTTTCCAGAACCGGCGCTGCCCTTCATGACGATATATCGCTTGGTGCTGCGGTCAACCTCTTTGAAGCAGGGATTGGCTTTTACATTGACATTCATTCTTCATCACCATAATCCACAGTGATATTCAGATCCATGTCAATTTCCTGCTGCACCTTGTCAGTAAAGATCATATGCGCCTTTCCAAGCAGTTCAGCAGCTTTCAGCCGTTCCTTTTCATCCGGTGCTTTCTGCATCGTCCTGGCTTCAGAACAGCCATCGCCAGTGCCTTCCACCACAACCACTTCAGAAACGGACTGGCCACGCAGAACAGAAGTAAGATATCGCATCACTTCAGTCTGGTCAGCAACCAGGGCAGCTTCCTTTTCAGCCATCCGCTTTCCGATGTATTCTTTCAAGTCAAGTTTGGTCAAATTTTGCTGCCCAATTTGTTTTGCCGTTTTCTTTGAATACCCGGCTCTGATTGCAGCCTGTGTTGCATTCAGATCAAGCAAATATTCATCACAGAAGCGCTGCTGCTTTGCTGTCAGCTTCTTTTCCGCCACAATCATCACCTTCTTTCTATGGCATACAAAAAGCCTGGCAGGGAAGGAGTAACCCTGTCAGGCTTGGAAGATATCTTGTTCATTTCTGCATCTTAAATGTAACACATTTGGAGTATAAACTTCTATCAACTCTTTTGATTTTTTATGATGCCATCAACCATTTGCAGCGCCCTTCCATGCAGTTTACATACCCATTGATATGTAAAATTCATTTCACAAGCAATTCTTTCCCATGTCTTGTATTCAAAATACCGCTTATACAGAACAGCAATGTAATCCGCATTGCCTATCTGTTCAATCACACAGCTGACCTTTCTTTTCTTATCCACAAATTCATCCACAGCCGTGTTTATTTCTTCTTCCAGGTCAATGATCTTCGCAACGGCATTCCCAATCTTGTCTTGATCACCGCCGCCTGAAACAACATCCTGTTTCCAAGTTGCGGTGATCTTTGTTGCCAGTTCTCTTAATTGGGCAACCTGTTCCAGCTTGCTGTTGATATGTTTATCACACAGTTCCACCTGTTGCAGAAAACTTTTTGCATCATTCACATTGATTCCCCCTTTTGTTCAAGAAATGTATTCAGCCATTGTCCGCACCCCTATTTCATAAAGCACGCCCAAAATGTTCTTGATTGCTTTCCGCTTCTGTGCCCAAATAACGGCTCTTGCCCAATCGCCTTCCAAACCTTGCTGGCTGGAATGTCATACTCTGACCACTTAAAAATCAGTACACCGTCCGGTTTCAGAACGCGCATACACTCCCGAAATCCATCGTGAAGCATTTCCTCCCAGTTTAGATCCAGCTTTCCATACTTTTTGACCAGCCAAGATGTTTCTTTCGCTCTCGTTAAATGCGGTGGATCGAAAACTACCAATGCGAACAAATTGTCTTCAAAGGGCATGTGTGTGAAGTCTCCGACCACATCCGGGTTAATATCGAGTGTGCTGCCTGGGCTATTCTTCCAGAGCCCCTCGTAGTGTTCGCATCGCTTGTCGAAAAACACGGTGCGGGGATTCTGTTTGTCAAACCACATTGTTCTGGCACCACAGGTGGCATCAAGGATTTTCTTTTTGCACACGGTCATCCCTCCCGACCTCTTTCCATTAGTTTCCACTTGCTCGACCAGACTTCTCAACCGGCGAACCTTTCGCAAATCTCAAGTGCCGATTTCCGGTCTATGTATTCAGCCATTGTCATTTCCCCCTTCCAAACACAATCTTTCCTGGTTTGCCTGGATCATCTTGATCACTTCCTGCAACGGCAAAGCGATCTGCTGTCGTGATTTTTCCTGTGCAGACAGGCTTTCATAAATCATGCGGAAGTTTGCCCTTTCGGTTGCGATGTTCTCTGACAGGCAAATATTGCGGAACCCTGTGCGTTCTGCTGCTGTCCTGGTCATCGGATCCATGCTATCCAGGGCCTTTCCCTGGTTGTAAATTCCGTACTTTCTGACTGCTGTCAGCACCTGTTCCCATGCTTCGCCCCAATCCTTCACGCTGCCATGCTGGACTGTTGCAGCGACTTCCCGGATCTCTGCGATGGAAGGTGACCACTTATTTGTGGCCACCCACTGGCGCAGGGCAGCTTCGGCAACAGGGAATGGAATGTCTTGCAGTTCTCTGTACCAAAGTTCCATTGCTTGCTGGTTCGGCAGGATCTGCTCCTTGGGATAATAGGTGCGAAGGGCAGAAGCAAACAGGCCGAATTCTTTTTTATCCATGATATCTACCGCCTTTTTTCTTTGATCTGTTGATGATGGATAATGTGATTGCATCATCCTGGGCTTTCTGATCCCGGATCATTTCATTCAGTTTGTCATGGGCTGCTTTCTCTGATATGTACTTTTCGCAGGTTGCATGGCAGCCAACAGATCTATCCGGGCAATTTCTGCAACATTGAATCATGTTTCTGACCACTCCTTTGCCATAGCATAAAAGTCATCAAGTTCTTCAGCCTTGGTCTGCTTGTGATAGCCCTGTTTGACAGGCTGTGCTTTCTGTTCCTTCAAAGGGAATACCCCTTGCCAGCCATTCATGATGGACTGGTTGATGATTTCAACCTGTTCTTTAATGGAAGTTGTCATATCATTCAGCTTCTT